ATATGCATGCACTGACTACACCTCTTTTGAAGCCCAATTTGTTCCGCAGATAATGCGAGCATTAGAGAGACCATTGTATAAACGGATGTCAGAGAATCATCCGGAGCAGGACGGTTTTATGCGAATATTTGATAATGTATTGACGGGTGTCAATCACTTAAATGTTTGCAAAATGTTTCAAGCCACTGTTCCAGGTGTTCGGATGTCCGGAGAAATGGATACATCACTAGCAAACGGGTGGTGTAATTTGGTTCTCTTTATGTACGTTCTGTGGGACAAAGGCGTTCGGTTGCAGGATCTTGTTTCTATAAAAGGTTTTGTTGAAGGTGACGATGGACTATTTGCGTTACCAATGAACTTGCTACCTAGGGAAGCTGACTATATAGTTTTAGGTTTTAAGATCAAGATAATTGTTGTTGATAATCTAAACTTGGCATCCTTCTGTGGTAACATATTTTCGCCAGGAGATAACATAGTTGTTACGGACCCAATAAAGATGTTATCGAAACTGGGTTGGTGCTCGAGAAAGTACATGCATGCTGGAGCTAGTGTACAGATGGCTTTATTACGTGCAAAGGCACTTTCGATAGTACACCAATTCAATGGTTGCCCAATCCTCTCAATCGCAGGACGAAGACTTGTTGAACTAACAGCATCAGTTAAGTTCAGGAAAGACTTCCTGCAGAATGCTTTCAATGAATATGAAAGGCAATGGATCACAGAGGATCTTCCAGTTCAGAAATTTCCAGGACGAGGCACCAGGTATATAGTTGAGGAGCTATATGGAATAACCATTTCTGAGCAAATTGAGATCGAGTCCCGACTACGGACAATGGCGTTGGGGTCGTTCGATCTGGGTATTGCATCCCCTTGGGAAGAACATTTTGAAAGATATGTAGACGTGGAACAGCCAGTCGACATGTCTGAGTTAGTTCTTACCCTATTCAATCTCAAAGATCACTATTTGACATGTGGAAATAATTCATTTAGCTGGTCAATCCTTGATTTGTAGATTGATAAATTGGCGTATTGGCCATAAACAACTGATACAGTTGTGCTATCACAGTGTTAGACTCCGAGCAAATAGCGTTCACACCAAAGAGTAAAGTGAGTGCTATCTGTCAGGGGCATCGGACACTGATGCACTTAATTCAATAAACGTTATATCAGCTGTGGGTGTAAGCAATCACAC